CGCTTCAGGAAACACAACTTTCTCTCAGCGTGACATCACAGTAGGAAAGATTAAGGTTGAAGAAACTCTTTGCCCTAAGACTTTAGAAGCTAAGTGGATGCAGACGCAAATCGCACCAGGTTCTCCTGAGGCTGTTCCTTTTGAAGAGCAGATTGGTTCTGAGAAAGCTTCTCGTATCGCTAAGTTGTTAGAAGTATCAATGTGGCAAGGTGACACTGCAACAAGTAACACTAATCCAAACACAAACCGTTTTGATGGTTTCAACAAAATCATTGATGCGGCTTCTGCTTCAACTGTTGCTGGTAACACTTCAAGTGCAACTGCAATCACTACTTCAAACATCGAAGGTTTGATTGATGACATTTACAACGCTTTACCTGCTGACATCGCTGACGCTGATGATTTAGTAATCTTTGCCGGTATCGACACTTTCAAGAAGTACACAACTGCACTTCGTGACTCTAACTTGTTCCACTACGCAGTAGATATGGAAGGAATGGAGATCATGATTCCAGGTACTAACGTAAAGTTGATCGGAGTAGGTGGACTAAGCGGAACAAACAGAATGTTTGCTGCTCGTTTGTCTAACTTCTTTGTAGGTACTGACCTTGCAAACGAAGAAGAAGAATATCGCTTCTGGTATAGCCAGGACAACGACGAGGTTCGTTTCCGTGCTACAATGAAGTATGGTGTACAAATCGCATTCCCTGATCAGTTAGTACAGTTCACACTTGCGTAAGTCTAACCCTTTAATAATCAAAGAGTTATGGCTTGTAATCTGACGCAGGGGTTTAATTTAGACTGCAAGGACGCAGTTGGAGGCATAAAGAGCATTCACTTGATCGACTGGGCTTCTACCGGGTTCACCGTTAGCGGTGGCGAGGTAACGGCTACAACAGTTGTTTCAGGGGATGTTTACACCTATGAGCTTCCGAAGGGCGTGGGTAGTATGACTACTACCACTAATGTTTCACAAGAGAACGGAACAGTATTCAACCAATCTGATATTGTTGCTCGTTTGCGTAAGTTGTCAACAACAAAGCGTAATGAGTTAAAGTTGTTAGCACAAAACAGAGTATTCTGCATCGTGAAGGATAACAATGATAACTATTGGTTAGCTGGTAACGAGTACGGATGCGACATCACAGCAATGACTTCAGAGTCAGGTACTGCAATGGGTGACGTTCAAGGCTACAATTTCACTTTAAGTGCGATTGAGGCTGAATCTCCATACTTGGTACAGGCTGCTGTTGCAACGACGTTAGGTATCTAATTTCTTGTTTTCATAGTTTCTAATAGGGGAGGGCTTCGGCTCTCCTCTTTTTTTTACGCCAAAATGCGGAAAATCTTAATTATATATAGATGATCACGATAACAAAGCAAGACACGGTTACTTGGTACTTGACTCTAACAGAGAAAACGACCATCAGCAACCCTACTTATTTGTTCTCTATGAAGTCACGACAAACCGACACGATAAAGAACTTTATCTTGAGCGATACATCAGCCTACACAGGTAGGTTTAATTCGTTTGAGATAACAGAAGGAGATACAGATGCAACCACTTTTGATGTGGGTGAGCATCTTTACACGGTATATGCCCAAGAAGATCCAACAAACACCAATCCAAATAATGCGGATGAGGTAGTTGAAACGGGAATTATGAAGGTAATACCATTGAGAAACGACGAACTATTCTACGAAATTGCCTAAGAAAATATATACAACACAGCGACCAATAGGAAAGGAGCATGACGTTGACCTAAATAAATCTCTGTACACTACTCAGAGAGATACAGGCTTTGAGCGTAATGTTGACCTTACTAAGGAGATATATGATGTTGATGCTTTGACGGCTTTCTTTTTGCTTACTGAAAGCGGTGATTTTTTAACTTTAGAACAAGGAGGGAGGATAGTAAACTACTATGGCTAATCAGAAGATTTCACAACTCGACCCAATCGGAACTATTGACCCTTTACAGGATAGTTTTGTTGTGGTTGACTATTCCGAGAATTTAACCAAAAGAACCAACTTAGAAAACATTGGACAGAGAGTACTTGCAGCAAACGACACTGATGACCTTTCAGAAGGTAGCACAAATCTTTATTTCACGGATACAAGAGTTTACAGCAAGGTTAAGGCTTCCCTGATTGCAGGAGATAACACATCTATCACGTTTGACGATGACTTGCAGACTATAACAATAGCATCTCAAGGAAACGTACAAAGCGTAAACGGTGAAACTGGAGAGGTAACACTTGACACGGATGACATCTCAGAAGGTGCGGTTAACTTCTATTACACAGAGGGGAAATTTGATGCTTCACTTGCAACCAAGACAACCACCAATCTAACAGAAGGGGATAACCTTTACTATACAGATGGGCGTTTTGATGCACGATTAGCAACTAAAACCACCGATGACTTAACAGAGGGAAGTAACGAGTATTACACAGACGCAAAGGTTGAAAGCGTTTTGACTGCTCAAAGCGTAACCAAGCAAGGAAACACATTTAACGGAGCATCTCAGTTGGTGCAGTTGGATGCAGATAGCAAACTTCCAGCGGTTGACGGAAGTAACTTAACTAATTTAGAAATACCACCTTCAACGGGCGGTGACTTATATTTATTTTATAATTACTAATGGCAAACACATCACCCATATTCGCACTCACACCTGAAACGGCAATCGTTACGGTAACGGCTGCGACAACGGACAGAACAGGAGCAACGACGGCTAACCTATCGGAACTACTAACGGCTTCCACAGACGGCACTAAAATCACTCAAATAGGGGCAAAGGTCGGAGGAGATAACACGGCTCACGCTGTTTTGATTTTTATCACTGATACAGCAGGGGCAAATCCTAAGTTATACGATGAGATTGCAATGGAGGCTATTACGGCAGGAACGACAACAACATCTCAGCGACAAGTGACGGCATATAGTGACTTGCAACTCAAAAGCGGTCAGAAGGTATTAGTAGGAATCACGGTTGCACAAACAGACGGAGTTAACATTTTTGCAATAAAAGGAGATTACTAAATGCCTGATTTCGGGATATTCAGAGGATTTAACGAGAAACTGTTTGGCGATAAATTATACGCTGGGCAATTGCCTACTCAGTTGGGGTTGATAGGGAGTCAGGATTTTGGTTTTACAGGACTACTTGATTTTTACCCAAACGCAGGGGCTGCTTATTCCTTGCGTCAGTTAAGTAGCACCTACACAGGAGATGCTATTCAGGTCAGAGTAAACACAACGGGGCAACCCACTTATGATATAGGTTTTGTTAATGGAGAGTTAGACACGTCAACTCTTGAGGGATATTGTACGGGTGGATTAGATGCTTTTGTCACTACTTGGTACGACCAATCGGGCAACGGATATGATGCAACACAAACAACTGACGCAAATCAACCTCAGATTGTTACAAGTGGGAGTGTGATTTTAGAGAATGGCGAACCAACTTTGTCTTTTGATGGTACTGATGACTATTTATTTACTGGAAGCGTTTTAGATGTAAATGGATTATCGAATCTATATTTCTTTACGGTTGTACAAACAACCAATACTGTTTATGCTGGAAACACGAACAAGGCAATTTTTTGGATGGCAGAAACTGGTAGTTGGGGTCAAATACATAATTCGCTCACACAAACGCAAGTAGCTTTTAGATTTGGTACTGGACAGTCTGGAAATGAACAATCCACGACAATCACATCTTCTACTTCTATGCGTTTACTTAGTTTGTACAAAAACAATACAGTTGACAGAGTAGATGTAAATGGAGATAATAAAATTAACTATACAAGTGCATTAGGAACTATTGCAAATACTTCTAATGTATTTAACATAGGAAGAGGCCTTGCCCAATATATGCCTATGAATTTAAGCGAATTAATTTACTACCCATCCGACCAATCCTCCAACCGCACGGGCATTGAAACCAACATAAACGACTTTTACTCTATATATTCATGATAGGCTACACATACACAATCGAACAAGAAGCAATCAACGCAAGACAACAAGCGGCAGATTATAAAGGCTATCCAATTAGACCTAATGATGTGACTATCTATTGGGTAGACTACAACTATTCAGAACTTGATGGCTTTTATTACATTTGTCACGTTGAAGGATTAGAAGCGGTATTGGGTGAGCCAAGCGATATAACGATAACACCACACGAAGAAATATGAGATTGAGTTTTGAGCAATTCAAAAAAGAGCCACAGAAGGCGTTAATGTATGCGATGATATTTGCAATGACTGCCCTATACATCAGGGCGGAGCGTCAGAGTTATGTTGCAACTGCTCAATGTGAAAAGCGATTGGTGAGGTGTGAAATGCAATTGGCTAAAATGTCGGCTATGCTCAAGACACAAGATTCGTTATGTTC